AGAGCTTCTTATTGCTAATTTAACAACACCAAACTGGGGAACAGGTTCATCCGCTCCATCATATACATGCATTGAAGTTACATCATTAAACTCGTTTTGTGTTAATGTTATATAATCTTGTTTAGTTACTGCTCTCTCTTGAACAGCCAGCGCTCTTGGTGCTGAAAACTTAATATCATCTAAGTTCTGATTCACTGCACCGTTAGTTGCTCTAGTTACCAATGATATAGCAGCGTCGTGTCCAGCTATAGATGCCGCACTAAAATTATTTGCGCCATTGGGATCTGTGCCAGAAGAAACACGATATGTTAACTCTACAAGATTATTATTAGCCAATTGTCTACCAAACACCCCATTACCAAACACCACTTTGTAGCTACCATTAGTAGAAGGTTCTACAAAATATACGTTACTTGTAGCAGTAAGACTAAACAAACTATTTGCACGTGTATATTCGCTGTTAGTACTATCTGTATTAGATGTTCTTACTTTAACTGTTAAGCTAGTTAAGTCTAAATCAAAATTATTAATATACGTCTGTTGTGTGTTAGGTGATGTATTAGTAATCAAGAATGCTTCTTGAACAAGTTCTCCTTCATAGATCGCAACATTAGATGCTAGATAACTATTGTTAGAGTATACAATTATATCAGTATTTGTTGAAAATGTATAAGTATTATCTCCAAGAGTAGATGTAAGCGTTGTTAATCTAGGAATGGTTATTTGATGCGGATTAGAAGATGGATTAACATTTATGTTAACAAAACCAACTGCCGATCTGTATGATCTAGGCAAATAGTTTAATGTCTTTGCAATAGAATAAACACTATCTCTAAGTTGCGCACTATCAAGAAACATCTCAGTTGCAACATGATTTAAATATACGTTGTTGTAATAAGTGTTGTACGCGAGCACATCAAGCAAAACATTTAGAGAGGAACCAGCAAAATTATAATCTGCAAAGACAGCTTGTCCTTCAAGGAATGTTTGCAGATTTGATTTGATAGTATCAAATTCTAAGTTGGCAACCGAAAATTCTGTATTGGCAGCCATTATCTAGTCCTTTCTATATATATTGGTAATGTTGCTTGTACTTGGCTATTTATTACAGTGAAATGGACATCAATTGAAACCCCGTTTCTATCATGATCAAAACTCATGTCAGCATATAAGAAATCAGCTCTTGGTTCAAAGTTATCAAATACATCACCAATGTAATCATTTAATATTTGAGGCAACAGCGGAGTCATGTTTTCAAACAGGCTTCCTTTAAGATTAGAGCCTATGTCCGGATTAAACAACCGCTCATACTTATTAGTGAGTAGTAAATTTTTAACAGATTGTTTAACAGCATTTTCATTTGTTTTTCTATTCAACTCTCCAGTTACAGCATGACGAGAAAAATCAGTAAACATATCAGAAAAAAATTCTAGATTATGTTTTGTTAATTCTGTTAGTTGTCCTAATTTACTCATTTAATTTTGATCCTAATTAAATGAAGGTGGCTCTGATCCAGGTGGTAAGGGTTTACCCATTTGATTGAAAAAGCTCGTAGTGCTTTTATCAAGTTTCTTGATATTTGCATTCAAACCAGGTTTTGCAGCTTCTGTTGCTACTGCGAGATTACTTATTACATTCATTAGATTCTCTTGGTTAACCGATGCCCCTGTTACTGGATCAAGCTGAAAAACACGAGCCTTACCTGGTGCCTTAGTAGGCAAAGGAGGCTTGATCAAGTCAGCAGCTACTGGTAATATATTACTTAAAAGTTTAGCTGTATCTTGAAACGCTGTTGTATTTTCTCCGGTACCTGTTTTTAACTGTCCTAATAATTTCTGTACATGTCCAACAGCAGCTTTTCGACCTTGATCATAGGCAGCGTTAAATTCTGCTTGAGATGGAAATCCGGACGGTACCATTACCGATTCTCCATCTTCATCTACTTGTGTTTCATAAACAATATTTTCACCTGTAACAGGATCCTCTACTACTTCTGTAGTTACAGGCCCATCAAAAGTATTTATCATTGATCTACTTAGCGAAGCAAGTATACCAACATCTGATAGAAAGATATTCTTTGCTGTCGGTGCTACTTCTTTTAATTTAACTGGATCTGGTATTGCGTCGTTTACAGCATCTTGTACTGGTACTATTGCCGGCTTACCTAATTTAATAGCAATAATCTTTTCACCAATTTGTATACCATCTTCATCAAATTCCGGGACGGTGTCAAATTCAATATTTGGAATCAACGATCCTGGATCAAATCCACCTGAAGTAATATCTGGTATAGCCGGTAAAGATCCTGCAGATAGTGATGGAACAGTCAATGCTTTTTGTAATCCTCCAGCCGCATTTGTAATAAAGCTAGCTCCTGGAATTGCACCAGAAGCATCTCCTGTAACTTGGCCGGCAACTTGTGCTGCAGCAGCACTAAGTCCTCCAATATTGGGTACTGTTAACGATCCAAGAGCACCACTTGAAAGAGAAGCAACACTAGGAAGACCAGCTGCGGCGCCACCAGCTTTTTCTAATAATGATGATAAACTTGCAGAAGGAGCACCAGATAGTACTTCACCCATCATATCTTGTAGCTTGGGAAGTTTAGGCTGTAAAGCAGCAGCCTGATCAAGCAAACTTTCACCTCCGGATTTAATTGCTTCAAATGCATCATTAGTAATTGCAAAGAGGTCCGAAGGGTCGCCGGCAGCTATATCAAGTGCTTCTACCGCCGCCATTTTTAATTTGGTTGTAATAGCAATGTCTTGTAACTTTTGATCAACACCGCTGTTGACTAATTGATCTTGATAAGCTGCAATATCCATCATGGGTTTAAGTCTATTCTAGTTGATTTGATTACTGTGTTTGCAGGCAATGTATTATCCCCTACCAAAAATTTAGTAGGTGTATCGATAGTAGTATCTAACACAGAATCCATATTCAAACCAGACTTTGTATGAATGTTGACATTACTTGTTGATTTAATGGTTGTATCACCCTGAACAACAAAATTAGTATTACCTCCGGTGCTTGAAGTAAATGATTTAGACATTTTCTGTCTCTTAAATCCTGTTATATTTGTATCAACGTTGGATTGATGAATAGTGTTTGATGTTCCTTTAAACAACCGTGCAGTATCACCAACCACTTCATGTTTATCATTTCCAGTAATTCTCGTACTTCTATCTTTATTGATTTGTGTTGCTTTATTCGTGAATACAATCTTTTGTTCGTTACCTTGAATCTTTGTTACCATATCTCCATCAACACGTAGATGATAATCGCCTTTTACTTCTTGATATAGATTACTTTCAACAAACAATCTAACATCGCCCTTTACTGTAAGGTTCATGTTGCCTTCAACAACAACATTCTGCCCCTTCATATAGATTTGATAATCATCGCCAACAACCTTTGTTACTCTTGAGCCATCAGGCTGTATCTCATAGAATGTACCTTTTGTATGATACTGATGTATTCTTTCTGCATTAGGAGTATCATCATATTCCATAATATGACCAGACTCGGTAGAATAGACATGGTTGCGAGGATAAGTAGATTTGCCAGGCTTAGTACCTTCTCTACCTTCCCAAGGCTGTCCCTTACCAGTATCGTCTGTAAAACAAGTATCACTTGCTTGCCCACCTACTCTAGGATTAGGTTCGTCCCATCTATTTCTATAATAAAATGAACCAGCTTTAACACCATAGACATTGGTTTTCGGATCTCCCAAAACAGCAGTACCATTTAGTTGCACAGGGCCATCTAATGGTCTTACCTCTTTAGCAATAGGAGGAACTGCTGTAGGTATTTCAGTAGTTCTACCATCTTGCTTTTGTGCTAAAGATTCTTCACCCCAAGCACTTTCTCCTCTAGCAAGTTTATTAACATCGCTTTGTTTTAAATATTTTTCTTTAGGATAGATTCCAGCGGGATCTGAGAATCCAACAGTCTTTGGAATTTTTTCTTCGGGCATACCAATCATTGTTCCTAGAACAACTGGTTGTTGTAAATCAGATCCATCTAAGAATAATCCAAATACCCATGTCCCTTCAACAGGACCAGTTGGACTAATACCAATACCACTTATCGATGCGCTATTAAAAGGCATGACAGGCATCGCCCAAGGTAACATGTTTGTTGGAATTTTGTCTTTATTTTCTGTATGAATTCCAAAACAACGAACTCTAACTCTACCGACGTTTAATGGATCGTTTCGATCTTCTACAACACCTACAAAGTGTTGTAGGGATCGTAGTGCATCGGTTGATTTATTAATATCAGTCATTATTAAGCTCCTGTTGCATTAACTACACTATCTTTTAACAACTCTAGTGTAGTTTCATGACTTGAAGAACTCCAAGAATGCATAACAGTACCTACAAACCAATGACCACTAAATTTGGTATCTACTCTATCTCCAATCTCTACTGTTGTAGCTGATTGCTCTGGTACGTCCATATTAATAACTTCTCCAGGTTTCCAATCTAGGTTTCCTTCTAATGTTATTTTACACCCCATGTTAAATAATTGATGATACCATCCTCTTCTATGACCAAACACATACTCATAAGCCTGGCCATTAGCACCTCCTAGTTTTGTAGTATCTTTGAAAAACAATTCGGTCCAATTTGATTTAACAAAAGCATCTGCAAAACTTTTATCTATAACTGTTCTTTTTCCCAATGTCTCAAACCCTTCAAAATCATTAACATAATTATATCCAACATCTCTATATGTCTTTTTAAAATAATCTATAGCTCTAACTTTATTTGCATATATACCGTGATTACTGTTGTGTTTATTGTCCATACCTTCAATATCATATAAATTTTTAATTTTTACATCCCAATTGTCTTTCTTTGCATCACCTTCAGCATCCATTGCGCCATATATAAGTGTCTTTGCTTTCTTCTTATTATTAGCTATTAAATATTCTAAATTTCTATATTGATAATCATCACAATCTTGATAGAATATCCAAGTATTAGATCCATTTTTTAACCCAACATTTCTTTCTTGCGAGCTATTCCCAAAAGTCCTTTTGGCACACCAATTAATAGCGCCGAATGGTTGTAAACCTGGAATAATAAATTGTTGTGTGTATTGATCATCAATTTCATCAAAAATAATTGATGGCGTTGTTGTAGCTGTGCCGAAATGCGGGCCCAACATTGTATTAGTTTTAAGTGGAGCTACAATATAATCTTTAAAAATACTATTAATTGCTTTAGGGTATGTGCTTTTAAATGCTTGATTAACATTTTGATAAACACTAATTAAATTTTCTTTTGTTACACAGCTTAGAACTAATGATGCTGATTGTTGCTTATCAGAAAATTCAATCCCTTCAATATTTTCAACCCAGAAGTCTAAATCGATTGTCCGATGGTCTGGTGTTGTAATAACGCATTTTACAAATTCTTGTCCTTGAAATCCAACTTTATTAAATCTTGTTAAGCTGCCTTTTGACTCACTCATTACAATATTCAATCTAATTGAGCTATCAAAGATAGACTGCATTAACATACATTGAAGATATTGGTCAGATAAATCATCTATATCTGTAATGCTACCGGTCGCATCCAGTGAATATACAGTTAGTGTTTTTATTTCGAGATTGCCTGGTTGTGCCATAATTAGTTGCTGTTAAATAAATTCTTTAGTTGCACTGGAATGGTTCCAACGAATTGTTTATCAATTAATTTAATGTGTCTGTTATTTTCATTAACTCTATCATAATAAGTATAAGCATCCACTTGGCTATAGTCACCACCGGTGATGTATGTTAGAGTAGTGTTATGATTATATGTATCAGCTGATATTGTAATGTTTTTTGAACTATGCTCATAAAATAATATTGTTGATTGAGCGGTTGCTATGCTACCGTATTTCTTCTTTAACCACGATTCAAGGTCTCTTTGTGTTAAGGTCCATTCATAATAAGGATCTAAACCAACGTTTGGTAGTAATACCAACCAAGCTAGACTAACATCATCATAATAGTTAAAGGCTACGTGTTCCGGCCTATCCCCAGCAGGAACAGAATAGTCTTGCATTGAGTATACTTGATTACCAACAATATCTCCTATTCTGATCCCTTTAGTAATATCAACAATGGTTTGATTTTTAAATGTTGTTCTAGGGAGATGTGTTGTAAGCATTATCCATTAAATCCTTTGCTGGCGGATTGGTAGTACTGTGAACCGGCCAACTCGCCTTGTGTTGGATAATCTTCTCTAGTCCAGACATCCATTTCTTTAAATGATAAACCAAGATTCACACCAGCCGGCTGACCGTTTTCTAGAAATGCTATTCCTCCAGGGCCATAATTAACATTAATACCAACTATAAAGGCCGGCTTAAACAAAATTGTATTCTGGCCACCGTTTGTAGTAATACTAATATGTGCTTCCACAGGATACTTTAATGTAAGAGAAGGAACTCTAATGTTAGCAGGGCCGCCTGGATGGCCGGGTGATTTGCCGAACGCCGGTACCGATATGTTTTTCGCATTTGGTCTTTCGGGTAAAGCCTCTCGCCTAAGATTATTAATCATCTGTTCTAAACGTCTTGCATCAAAAGCATTAGCTGGATATATATCCCAAGAAAAACTATAATTCTTTAATTGCACACCCTTGAAAAAAGCTGTTGCATTAGGATTAGGAACTGCACCTAAAAATGCTCCTATCGTACCTCTCATAGGACTGGTAGATGATCCGGGCAATGCGGCATTTAGTCCGGCAAGGGCATCTGCTGCACTTGCATTCTTTGTTTTTGTATAGGCTGATTGCGCCATAGCAGCTAGCCCTGTTGTAAACTGTTGACCAGCCCCTCTCATACTATCTTCATTCATCATATTACTACCAAGATCAGCCATTGTTGTAGCAACTACTCCCCCAATTGCACCTAAGTCTACTTCATCATACATGATAGTTTGTTGATCGTTCAGCGCTGAAGGAATCGGTAAGAAATAATGTGAGGTTGTCTCACTTTTTGCTCCACTCTTTCTACTAAATTCGTACACCTTTGTGACGATAGAAAAATTGTAGTCATGAGGTAAATCGCCAGGAATAACAAAAACACCTTTTGCTGTCATTGACTCTTTTTTTGCTTCAGCTAACGTACTTGCGGTAGCTAAGCGTGCAACTCGCCCTCGATTATTGATTGCCATTTCTGTATAAATATCCTCATGAGCTATAAAGGTAGATATAATCCCAAAAACCCCTATAAATATAAGGGCGATCCCACTAACATTATTTATAGAAGTTTGTGGGAGCTTAAGCTTATGATGTATTTAGATCAACATCGCGACGTGGATCAGTGGGCAAGTGAAGAGT